ACTGCTACGTGAGCTCCAACTTCTTCAGCATTCGCTGATCGTTAGAAAGCGAAAGACTTGATGTCCCGTTCGCGCTGCTGAAAGTTAGCTAGTGCTTGTGTACTTATATTTGTTGCAGCCAATTCGTTTTGCATGATAGTCTGTTGCTTGTCATCAGTGTTAGTCGTATCAATCTGTTTACGCCACTGAGCATTAGCTTGAGAAATCACAAGAGGGTTAGTGGCCTCAAACTGATCACGTTGATTCTGCACATCAGCATTAAACTTGTTGATGGTGTTAATCTGATCCGTATCAAATTGCTTCATGGCATTGGTTTGTGTTGCGTTAAATTGCTGAACCTGCGAAGACAACCCATCATAGAATTGCTTAACTTGGTTCTCCGAAGAGGCGTTGAATTGCTTGGAAGCATTCTCTGCAGCAGCATCAGTGAACAGCGATTGTAGCATAGATTGAGACTTAAACAAAGCAGTTTGTTGTGCATTGTTCAAGTTAGTCAAATCTGTTTGCAGGAACGCTTGAGCATTCTGTACAGCAGCCTGTTGACGGTTGTTAAGATTCGTCATATCAAGCTGAGCCATAGAGGCAACATCAGCCATAATCTTAGCGTTCTTAGCACTGAGGTTAGTCAGGTCTACAGTCTGTGCAAGCTGAGCATTCTCAAGTGCAATCTGTTGTTCAGCAGTAAAGTTAAGGTTAGCAATATCGCTGATCTTAGCAGCATTAGCAACACGAGTTTGGAAAGCTTGGTCAAAGTCTTGCTTCAAGAAGTCCGCGCGCATCTGAGCACCAAGCATAGCAGCCTGTTGACGATTGCTCAGGTTCTGCGATTCAAAGCTTGCACGAGTAGTAGCATCTGCCTGTGCGATAGGCATTGCAGCTTCCATAGCAGCTTGAATTACAGCTTGACCTGCGATAGAGCTAGCACCAAGACCACGCTGAACCAGCATAGCGTTAGCTGCCCGCATTGCACCAGCAGCCCAAGCAGGAGTTGCACCGTTGTCAAAGTCTGCCATCAGACCTTCAAGCTGACCTGCAACAGTTGCTTGTTTAGAAGGCAAAGCTTGTGCAGCCACAACTTGTGTAGCTTCATTGACTTTAGCCATATCAACTGCAGAACCAGAGATAGCTTCACCTGCTTGCAGAGCACGAGCAGCAGGAGCTTGAACAGTTTGAGCTTGTGCAATCTGTGCAGCATCCACATTAAGCTGTGCAAGATTAGCAGCGTTCATGGTAGCAGCTTGAGTAGTGGCACCAGCAGAAACGGTACCTTGTGCAGCCTGAGTAGCATTAACTACATCAGCAGCCTTATCTTGAGTGGTAGCAGTATCAACAGTAGATGCAGCCTGTGTAGCAGGAGCTTGTGCAGTAGCAATCTGTCCTATGTTTTGAGGTGTAACTACAGGGGAAGCATTCTGCAATTGTCCTGCATTTGTAGCAACCGTTTGATCGGGAGACTCAGCTACAGTAGCAGCTTGTGTAGGAGTTACAAGTGCAGTAGGATTGGTATAAGCATTAGTAAGCATAGTCTGAGTACCCGCTTTAAGGGCATCAGCTTGTGCTTGCTCAGCAGGAGTCAGTACAGGTGTAGGTGGCGTCGGAAGTGGTGTAATAGTAGTGTTTGTTGGAGTAATGTCTTCTACAACAGTACCGCGTCCACCATCAACAGCGCCACCCGTAGCCATAGCCATACCTTGAGTAGCAGGAGGCATAGTTGTAGCTGCTGGCTTACCTGCAATCATGCGCTGGGCTGTTTGAGCATATTTACCCATCTTAGCTGCAGCGGCAGGATTAGCTGCAAGAAACTGATCCATCTGCTTAGCATCCGCTGGGCCTGTGTAGCCCAGCTTCTGCATAAGTGTAGCAGTCTGTGTAGGAGTGAAGCCGCTAAATTTAGTAGCCATTATAGTGTAATCCTTTATTTACGGAGTGCCGTTTCAATGTTGTCTAGCTTACCCGCAATGTACTTTAGAGAGTCACGAGTCTCTGTGTATTCTTTTTCGTGAGTAGCTTTACTAGCTTCAAACTGACTCTGCAGAACAGCAATGGTAGTGTGATGATCTTGTTGCCTATTATACATCATAAGTACGAAAGCTGCAATAGGGGCAACAACCCATTTTAGTGCAAGATCAAGAAGTTCCATGTTTCACCTAACTAAAAGCTACAGCTACTATTGTAGCAAGGTTTGCTGAACCTGTACATGTAACAGTCAAGTTACTGCTTACTGCAGTGCTTACATAAGCAGAAGAGTGAACAGTGCCAGATTCAGATAGAGCATCAAACGCTTCTGTAGCGTTAGTCCATGTTACTGAGGAGGAAGACTCAAATGTAGACGCAGCCACAACAACACAGTCTGTGTGAGTAGGTACGATGGTTACGGAACCTGCTGCTGTAGTGAATTGAGAGGTTTTAGCATCTACCACATAGTCTAGTGATCTTCCTGTTAGGCTATAAATAGAAATAGAACAACGCCCTTCAAGTCCAGAGAAAGTCACAACAACATCTGCAGTTGTACCCGTTGGAACATACGCCATAATTATTGTGGTAGCATAGTTTTGAGCTAGAATGGTGGCAGCTACACCACCAATCGTAGCACTAGTCATAACAATACTGGAAGCATGATGCCCGTGAACAGTAGCCACAACGAATCTGTCACTTGCTGCTGTACCAATATTAACAGCGGAGAACGTGTAAGTTGTATTGTTGGCACTTGTAGTAACAGAAGTCACAAATTGCAGGCTTGGTAGGCTATAGTTTGTGCCAGACGTAGGCATTAGGGGGAAGCTCATTGCATTGCAATCCTACTTGCTGTAACACCACCTGCAGTTTTAGTGATGATGATCTGGAATTTGTGTCCATTTGTAGTTGTCAGCAAATCCCCAAATACTTTAGCGAATCCTGTGAAAGTAACAGCGCCAGCAGTAGCACCATTCGTAATCTCAACTACGAGGCTGTAGCTACCTGTTGCAGTAGGAGCAGCAAAGGTAAATGCAGCGTTGTTGGTCAGTGTTTTGAAGTTACCACCAGAAGGTGTAGGTGTGTAGGTGCCACTTGCAGTACCATCGTTATCCGAAGATGAAGTGAAGCCGCCCGTCAAGTCGGAGCCAGCAAGTGCAACTTTAGCATCAAGTGCTGTCTGTAGACCTGTAACGTCACCAATGATGTGGGCATGGCTGTTGTCAGCTACAGCAACAGTAATAGTAGCGTTAGCAGAACCATCAAACGACACGGAACCCGTAGCATCACCACTAAGTGAAATAGTACGTGCTGTAGCAAGCTTTGTAGCTGTACCAGCGTTACCACTTACGTTTCCAGTAACATCACCTGTCACGTTTCCTGTAACAGCACCAGTTACGTTGCCCGTCAAGTTACCCGTGAAGCCACCACCAGCGTAGATGCTTTGAGTACCAGAAGACCAGCGGTCATTGGTTTCATCCCACAGCCACGACACATTAGCAGAGGTGCCACGTTCAATCTCGATGCCAGCATCCTGCGAAGGTGTACCAGTTTCATCAGCATTCAGAACGATGGTGTTGTCACCAATGTTAACTGTGTTGCTGTTGACAGTGGTAGTGGTACCGTTTACAGTCAAGTTGCCGCCAACGATAAGATCAGATGTAGTTTGCAGCGAACCCGGAAGCACAACTGCGCTGGGCAGGCTAAGCGTAGGAGTAGAGCCTTCACCACCGCTAGAAGTCACAGTGATTTGGTTAGTTGTGCCACCAATACCAGCAACATAGTCGCCCGTAGTATCTGTACCAAGTGCCACAGAGTTAGCTTGAATGGCTGTTGTGATAGTAGCATTAACGGAACCGTCGAAGCTCACAGAGCCTACAACATCACCACTTAGTGCAATAGTACGAGCGGTAGCAAGCTTAGTGGCAGTAGCAGCATTACCTGTTAGAGCACCAGTTACGTTACCAGTTAGGTTGCCAGTAATGCCACCAGAAGCAGCGAGAGTAGTGAAACTACCAGTTGAAGGAGTAGTAGCGCCAATAGAGGTACCATTGATTGTACCACCAGTGAATGTCACAGAGCTAGAAGTCAATGCTGCAGTAACAGAAGTAGCATTAACCGTTGTGAATGTAGCTGCAGCAGCAGTTGTAGCACCAATCGTGGTAGCATCAATGGCACCACCATTAATGTCAACAGTAGCGAAGGTAGAAGTGCCAGCCGAGGTGATGTTACCAGTTACATTAGCAGTCACGCCACCAGAAGCAGCAACAGTAGTGAAACTACCAGCAGCAGCAGTAGTCGCCCCGATTATAGTGTTATCAATTGTACCAGCGTTAATGTCAGCAGTATCAGCAACAAGAGAGTCAATGTTAGCCGTACCGTCGATCCACAAATCCTTAAACTCAAATGTAGTGCTACCCAAGTCAACAGTGTTATCTGTTTTTGGCAATACAGTTGTAGCAGAAATGACAACATCTTGAGTAGGACCAACCTTAGTTACAGGTGCGCCGCTACCGCTTGTGCCATCGTGAGTGTGGCCTGTGCTTGCGTTAAACGCTGTTTGAATAGCGTTAAATTCTGCATCAAGATCGTCTGCACTAGCAGCTTTGCCATTAGCAATGTTATCCGCTGTATCAGCGCGAGTGTAACCTGTCATTGTTGTTTACCTTATTGTCTATCTAGTGGCATAAACTCAATGATTGCGGCATCAAGAGTATGCGAAGGATTTGTAGTGTTGTCGTCAAAGCGGACAGCAAAAGTTTTACCTGAACCAATTAGGTGATTTGAGTAGACACGATCTAGTTCACCACCGTATGTAAAGCTACCCCAAATCAGTCCCGGATCACCCCAAATAGGAACACCACCACCTGTACTGACAATGCTAAACACAGGAGGCTGAATTACAGGCTTATTGTTGATCCTATTGAAGTCATATTTAATGCCACACTGAATGTTGAAGTTACCCGTTGGTGTAACATACAGCGTCATGCGGTACAGAGTTTTACGTAGCTGTGGGTCAGTAATTGGCATGTAAGGAGATTCATAGATAGCTTCAATTTTAGCTCCGTCAAAGCTGCTACCGTTTTCCATTGTGTACACGTAGCCATCGTCGTTGCCAAAGTACACAGATTCACCAGATTCGCTATATTTGCTGTCCACTGAATATGCTTTGATTCCACGAATAGTTGCCCACTCAATGCGAGACGAGCCTTGGTCACTAAACTTTGTAGCCAGCAAGCCACGATGGTTAGCAGAGCTATCAGAGCTAATGTAAGCGAATAGCCGATATTGAGCTTTACCACGAATGACGATGCTGCTATACGTAGTAGTTGAGTCAATAACTACCCGTGCATCTTTCTCAATGGGAGCAGAAGCAATCTCAAGTGCGAAGTCGTCGTTGCGATCAGTAGCACTAAGAAGCCGAAGCCCATCAGGTGCAAGATACATAATGTCACCACCAACTTCTTGGATAGTGTCACCACTTACACAGCCAATGTCTTCCGTGATGGGTTGCAAGTTGAAGTCTGCAATGGTGTTACCTACAAGCTGCAGAATCTTGTTACGAGCAAACACAACCAGAATGTCGCGGAATACAGCAAGACCTGTAATAGTGTGTCCAATGTCAACTACACCAGCACCAGCAGCAGGAGTGAAGTTAGCTTCATTGTAAGGAGCACTAAAAGATAGCATAGTACCTTTAGCGTAGAAGACGTGGTTCTTGAAAGCTTTGATGTATTTTGCACCTTGTACTTCTGCAGGAGCACCAGTCAAGAATGTCAAGGTGTTAGTGGTGTCGTTAAACACAGCAGGATAGTTGACGCCATCTACAAAAGCTACCTTGTGAATATTACCAAAGTTAAACTCTTCGTGGCTAATCTTTCCGCCGAGGCTTGCAGCAGTACCAAGAGAAGTCCAAGTTGTGCCTGTGCCAATGTAGTATTGTGTAACTGTACCGTTGCTACGTGCTGCGATAATTTCACCAGCATTAAGTAGCTTAACACCAAGAATAGCCCCAGAGCCTGTTACAGCAGTGGAGCTAAACTTAGTGTAGCCAAGAAGCTTACGATATCCACCTTCTCGTGCAGGCTCATAGTTCTGCAGAATTGTAGCAGAGCCTACTTTGTTAATACCTTGTTGCAGTGGACTCAGGTTACTAACCAAGCCACCACGAAACTCAATAGGAAATGTCTGCCACGTTGTAGGCATTAGCTCACTCTCAAATAGTTGCCATAGTTTCCACGGCGTTCAATCGCTGTTGTACGTACATAGTCAGTGCGGTTGATGTAGATGGTACGCATCTGCTCAATGCCTTTCTTAAACTTGTCCAGAGTAAGAGTTGCATCTTGTGTGTTGCCACGGAACAGATATGCGTAGTACATTGCACCATCCGTGATTACTGCACGAAACTGCTCAGGAATAGTAGGAACGTCTGTAGCTGCATCAAGGTCCACAGGAAGAGAGTAATACTCATATACTACTGTGTAAGCCTTATCAGGAGCAGGAACAAGACCGTACTTAAGGTCAGGTGTACGGAATACGTAACGAGGTAGCCCGACGTTAGAGCTTACAGAGTTATACTCCTGATCAATATGTTTGTCAAGGTATTCTTCATACGAAATAATGGAAAGGCGCGAGGTTTCGCTATTCAGTGCAGTGCTAGCTTTAATACGGAAGGTATCCATGTCTACTGTTTTAGTTGTAGCAGGAAAAGCGTAACGTGTAGTAGAAGCAGTTAGCGTCTCTTCAAGTGTGTGGTGATTAAAGGGCCACTCAAACTGTTCAAAGTTAATCTGACGAATGGCGCTGTTTACAGCTTCCTTAGCGGTAGTGTAAAAGCCTGTAGCTGTAGCAAAGTTAGCAGACGATAGTGGCACCTCATTTAGACGTGCGTTAACATCATTAACTAGGCCAAGAAAATCGTAGCTGCTCATGTTGAAGTGTCCTTAAAGTGAGAAAGGGGCCGCTATCATACAATAGCAACCCCTCAATTAGTATTAGCGATATTAGTCGAGCAGGTTGCGGTCAACCGAGGCAGCTTGTGCAACCGAACCATTAACGTCAACGATAACAGCCCAAATGCGACCAGCGATAGTACCCGGAGAGCCTGTGATGGAGGTCGTAGCATCAATAGTGTCAGCAGCAGCAATAAAGCCCGGAGTAACGCCAGCTTTCACAGTGTTAACAGCAGCAGCGTCAAACGAGGTAGCAGCCATGAAGGTTGTAGTACCATCGCTCACAGCTACCGTGTACGTAGTAACGTCAGGAACAGCTTGCAGGTTTTCAAAGCCAGCGGCCAGAACGATAGTGCCAGCCGGAACAGCAGGACCAACAGCAGTACCCGAAGTAGCAGCCAATGTGACATACTTTTCAACGACCACTGCGCTATTGCGAAGGGATTGGGAGATAGACATTTAATTTTCCTTTATGTCATTAGAATAGTTTAGATAAGTGATAGCGTTAGCAAGGAGAGTAGTGTTGTCTTTTAACAACCCAAGAGCATGATTACAGCTACTACAAAGAAGACCACGAATAGCACCAGTGGTGTGACAGTGATCAACAAACAAACGAGAGCTTACTCTTGAGTTATTAGAGTCCGTAGAGCCACAAATAGCGCACTTGCCGCTCTGCTTTGTGTTAAGCTCTTCGTACTGCTCTATGGTAATACCATAGTGCCGTTTAAGATCAGCTTTACGCTTACGCGGTTCGTCACAAGTTTTGCACTTAGAGCGCATAGACACTCCGCCTATACAACGAGAATCTCTTTCTTTTGCATAATGCTCTTGTGTTTTGTGCTCTTTACATACTGTACAAACGCGACCCTTTGCATACTTGTGATCTGGTGGCAACTCTAGTTTACTCATGCTATTCCTTAGCAAAATGGATAAAGTAGGTTCTTATGTTTCTACTTTATCCATTGTTATCAGTTACTTATCAAGCAAGGTTGTACTTTGCTGTGGTGATTGCCTCGCTCCGAAGGATTTTTCTGCCGTACAGGTGCATACCACGAACAATGTCAGCAAACGAGTCGGGATCACGATACTTTTCAGTTTTGTTGATCTGTTCTGCAGTTGCAACAGCCGAGTCGTGACCAGCAACGATAACACCGTAGTTAGCGTTTTGGTTAGCAACACCAGTCGTACCCGGACCAGTACCAACTTTCGGCAGGTTGTTCGAGATATAGACGCGGAAGCCGTGGAAGTTATTCAGCACCAGACCGTTACGCAGAGCGCCCGAATCACCGAAGTCAGCATTCAGGAAGCGCGAATCTTCGTCACGCAGGACTTCCATCATAACGGGGTCGATAATCAGCCAGCGGCCAGCCGAGTCAACGTTCTGTTGGTCGAGCAGACGAGCCATACGCGAAACCAGCATAGCAGGCGACACATATTCGGTCGGCATCGACGTAGCGCCCGGAAGACGAGCAGCAACAGGAATGGAATGCTCACCAGCCGAAGCGGTAGTGATGTTACCAAACGAACCCTTTTTCAGTTTCATCTGAGTCAGAAGTTCGTCAGTGCCAGCCGAGGACACAGCTTTGGTGCCGTTAGTAATGTCGTTAACAGCGTCAGCATTGACATGCAGAGCCGATTGCTTGTAGCCCGACAGGTAGCCGAGAACTTCTTGGTCGTACTGGTCAGCAAGGCGATAGGCAGCGCGATTCGTGGCGAGGTCCATGAAGTTCACATGCGAGTGTGCTTCTTCAATGTCGTCAACTTTGAATGCGAAGTAGTTCGACTTGTCAATGACCAGCGAGAAGTCTTCATCGTTCAGGTCTTGTGCTTGAATCTGAGTGCCACGGCCATACGCCGACACCGAGATTTCCGGCTCTTTGATGATGCGAACAGTATCGCCTTGGGCCGAGATTTCACCGAAGTAATCCGAGTTAGTCACAGCTTGTGCGACAGTCTTTTTACGGAAGGCGAGTTGAACTTTTTTCGAGTAAATTACCGAACTGAAATTACCATTCGGAAGATTGCCCCAACCGGGTGCAGCTTGAAATGCCATTGTATAAACTCCTATAGATGGCTGTATTTGTCATGTTGCCACGGTGCTCTCATAGCACTCTTTGTAGCAATAAACGAATATCACATCAGTTAAGAGGCCGTTACGTTATGGGTGTCGCTTAGAGGATCAGTCTATTTGAGGCCAACAGTATTGGGTAGTCTCACATACGTCATTCGTTGAAAAGTAGTAACTACTAAGGTTGGCTTTCGCGGCTCAATAGTTACTTGTTGTTGTGCGTGTAGTTATACTTATCTAAATCTTAATGTCAAGCATTATTTTAGCTTAAGTGTAATTTTTATCGTGCTCCACCAGAAAGATCATACACAAAGTTACCCGTGCGGATAGCTTCCATGATTTCATCTGCTTTCGCTTCATATTGCTTCATCGACATTTTGTTAACATCGCTTTCACGAATCTTTGGACCACTGCCGTCAACATCAACATCGACACGACCACGCTTAGGCATAATAGCCGCAGCAGCTTCTTTAGCTTTCTGCTTCATGCCTTTAGCATCGAGGCCATTCTTAACTTTGTACAAGTCGAGGACTTCAATGACAGCTTGTGCATCATCTTCGTTCTCGTAAATTGCAGCTTGTGTTCGTTTTGACTGTTTAGCTACCCATTCATGGAATTCATCAGTTTCACGAATCTCTTCAAAGTCTGGATGCTCTTTACGAATAGCGGCTTCCAGCTTCTTACGTTCAACTTCTGCAGTCATTTCGTCAATGCGACTAAGACGCTCTTCGGCACCAGCAAAACGCTCAGCAGCCTTTTTATCAGCAATAGCTTCTACAATAGCAGCTACATCAGGATACTTCTGCATCCAAGCAATAACATCTTCTTCACTTTTCGGAGGAACCATAGAAGTTGAGGTAGATTCGCTCTGAGCCTCAAGCTGCTTAATCTTTTCCGTCAGGGTGTTAAGATGCACACGAAGATCACCATACCGCTTCTTGTAGGTCTTTTCTTCTGCACTAAGAGTTTCTTCTTGCTCTTCTACAGGAGCTTCAACTTGCTTAGGCGGAGGCGTGTTGTCTTCTTGTGCAACTTCCTCTTCGCCACGAGCTAGTGCTTCCAGCTTTCGCAGTTCTTCTTCATCGCGTTCAATGCGTTTGCTAAGAGCCGTAGGTGCTCCCATATTAACGTAGCCAGCAGTTTTTTGCTGTTCAATAGTGCCGATAGCGGCCATGTAATTCTCCATTGTGGGGCTTCTAAGCACTTAGCATTATTGCTCTGTTGTGCTTAGAAGGTCGCCATGTTAGTGTGACATAAGTGCCACAAATAGTCAAGTATTATTTCTTACTTTTCTGCATAAGTCCACCAGTAGCTTTACCTTTGGTATTCTTTGGGCTAGACGTAGTAGTGGAGGGCTTAGTGCCTGTAGTGATACTTCCTTTGACAGAAATAGGACCACCAGACTTAGGTGTAATCGTTCCTGTTCCTGCTTTAGTAGCTACTCCAACTTTAGGTTTAGTTACTGTACTAGTTCCGCCTTTTGTGGTAGCTGTTCCAGTAGCTTTAATTGGAGTTGTAGGCTTAGGTGCAGTTCCACCACCTCCACCGCCACTGCTTGTACCAGTGCCAGCAACAGGACCAACGGTACCGTCCGGCTTAACTGCAGTAGTAGGGAGTGTTGGGTTTTTCTTGTAGAAGGATTCCGCCAACATGTTACCTGTTGCTAGCTTGTCCAGCACCCACTTTCCTGACAGCCCTTTGGTAGCTTCTGCTTCTGCAGCACGAAGTGTTTCAGCAGCTTTAGTCATACCATACTTATCTGCAAGTTGAATCTTTGCACGAAGTTCTGATAGCTGATATCCTGTACCTGCAAGGCTACCAACAAGCCCGCCTACAACACCGCCACCAAGCAAACTACCCGCTACTCCACCTATCTTTTTAGAGGCATTAAGTTGCTCAATATCTTTCATGCCAGAAGCAATAAGTGCATCCTCGGAAGCAAAGTCTTCTAGCTTAATACGCCCAGCGCCGCTAGTTGTTCCACTTGTTGTTCCGCTCGTATTTGATTCTGCAGGAGTATCACTTTGTCCAGCGCCACTACCGGAGCCACCGCCGCCACTAGTAGCTGCAGTTTGAAGTGTGTAGCCAGCAGGAATCGGAATAGTAGGATTGCCATTAGCGTCAAAAGGAATGATAACAGTTTGTCCCTGCTTGTTCACATAGACTTTAGTAGTAGTGGCAGCAGGAGTTTGTGCTACAGGAGCAGCAGCCTGATTTCCGAAGACACTAAAGCCAATAGGATAAGCTGCAGCATTAAATGTAGACTTGTTAGCTTCAATGTCTGCAGGAGTTGGGTTACCCGTTACAGCGCCACCTTTAGCAAAACCAGCATCTTGCATTTGTGCATCCATGCTGTCGTCTTCTGTTTGCAGTTCATCTACGCTAAAAGGAAGCTCCTCATCATCTTCTGTGCCATCATCACCACCGATGCGACCATCAGTTTCCATGTCAGCTAGACCTTGCTTAGCTTTCTCACGAAGCTTCTCGAAGAAGTGTACACCGAAGAATTTCACAACATCAGCAGGTACAACATACTCTGACTCACTGAGCTTAGCAGGAATATCGTCACGTACTTCTTCTGCAGTAGAACCTACAGGAATCTCATTACCGCTAACAGGGTCAACTGATTCAGAGGTTGTCTTTAGTCCACCTTTTGCCATAAGGGTTTCATCTGTTATATTAGGCATATTACCATCCATTGTATGTGTTAGATTTTCTACAGTTAAGGTCAGATGGAAGTAATTGAAGATTCCACGGAACGTGTAGTCCACATACGGTATCACCCTTAAGTGGCACAATATGATCTACGTGATATAACTCTCCGCTTATTAAAATAACATCATCTTTAAGTCTGTAGAAGTTCTGTATCTCTTGCTTCTGCTCTTCTGTAAGCCAGCTAGGGGTAGCTCCGTTCTTTGAGGCTCTATATCTAGCTGCAGCAGCCCTCTTAACGTAAGGCTTCTTTGCTACACTTATAGCTTTGATCTGCTTTGCTCTAGTAGGGTTAAGCTCTCTCCACGCAGAACTTCTGGCTTTTGCTGCTTCTTTTTGTTCTTTTGTAAGTGGTATTTCTTTTCTTCGCAGTTTTGCTTCTTTGGCAGAGCAAGGTTTACACGAATACTTAACTCCCTGCGGCTTAGTTTTATTTGGACTAAAGTGTGCTAAAGGTTTATTAACTAGACACCTATTACACACTTTAGTTTCATTGTCCATTATACTTATCTCGCATTTGCTTAAGTTTCTTCAAAGCAAAGATTTGACCTTGGCAACGATATACATCAACAGGATCAACACTCTGTTCCAGATTTTTATGTTGCATAGCGATGGCTTCATCAAGCTCAATCACAAAGGCTTTCCAAAACTCAGGATCATTTACGAATCGTTTGAGGGTGCCGCTACTCATTGCGGCATCCCCCCACCAGTGTTAGCAGCAAAACCTTGTTCCCCCGGATTTGGAACCATGCCAGTGCCGATGTTTCCACCACCAGCACCAGTAGGATCACTTACAGCAGGAGCACCCTGTCCCTCTTGAGGCATAGCGCCAGCAGGAGGTGCAAACTTCTTGAAGATTTCAGCTTGAATAGCTGCATCACCAAGGCTGTTCGTAACTTTGTCAGGATCAAGATCAAGCGACTTAGCAATCTCACGAAGGATATAGTCAGCTTTAACGAAGGGCATAAGCGCAGGGTTCTGTGCTGTTTGCAGGAATTGCATAAGACGCTGAGAACGAATCTCGTTAGCCATAAGCGACTCTGTGCCTTCTGCCTTAATCTCCAAGTCACCCTTAATCTCAGGATCGTGGTCAAACTGCATGTTGAAGCTAAAGAAAGCCTTACCTAGAGGTGCCAACAGATAGTCATCAATGTTCTTTACAACAGTGCGGATGCTACCATTAGCAGCAGACATAAGCATGGAAATACCAGAGGCTGTACGCCCCACGCCACTAACACCAGTTTGTCCATGAGCGAAAGAGGGGAAGCCTGTAGATTCATCTGCTAGTACCCGTGCTTTATCAAATAGTTGAAGATTTTCGTTTGCTACGTTGGGGAATTTAGTACCGAAGATAGCTTGACCCGGAGCACCACCTTGACGCCTAAACACCTTGCCCGGATACACTTTCAAGTCTTGACCCGGAACGAGGTTAGTTTCATCCACTTCAAACACCAAGTTACCACTCAGCACAGCGTTATCGACAGCCATACGCATGAAGCCATTCATAAGCATTTGAGTGTCAGCCATGTTCTCTGCCAAGCCGATACCGAAGAAGCTGTATGGATTGATTTCGTAAGGGGCAGCGAAGTAAGGCAGCAGCATAGGCTTAAACGGGTTCATAACAAGACGCAGAACCTGATTATTACACACCCAAATATTGACACTTAGCTGGTCTTGCTTAGCCATGTCAGCAGGAACTACTAGACCATGCTTTTTGAGCAACTCAGTGTCAACAAAACCCCAATACTCGAAGACTTCGTAGCGTTCAGCCTTGTCGCGTACAGCATCGTCTTCCATGATGCTTTCCCAATACTTCTTAGTGTAGTTCTCACCAAGCTTGATAGCTGTATCAATGGAGTTGTTACGGAAGAAGGGGCGCTGCTTAAGCTTACGCATCTGAGAACGAGAAAGCTTGTGACGTTCAATAGTGTACTCACACTCTTCCATGTTAGCTGCATCAGGGTCAGGATAGAAGTTCCAGATTGAAACGTGTGCAGTAGTAGGAACAGTTTTGATCAAAGGTTCATATTCACCTGTATCAGTCCAATTGGGATACTCTTTGTTAACTGCAAGCGGACCCTTCAAGATACCAGTACCAAATACAGTCTGTTCAAATGCAAACATACGAAGTTGCTTAGAAGCACCAGATTCGTCAAGTTGATCCTTAATCTTCTTTTCCATCTTCTTAGCTGCAACCATGGCAGGGGAGAAAGTTACAGACGTAGGAGTAGTTCCCGGACCTTCGACAAGACGGTCAGAGACGGGTGCCAGCTTCTTCTGCATAGCGCCGAGGCGTTCCTGCAGTTGCTGAATAGTTTCACCCTTCTTAAGCTTCATGTCCTCTTTGCTAAACGCAGCTTTAAGTTCTGCAGCGCCTTGTTCTGCTTGCGGAGAAACGTCAAAGCTAACATCTTCAGCGACGCCATCAGGCAGTACAGTAGGATTAACAGATAGAGGAAAAGAAGCTGATCCAAACAGTACGTCACAAATCTGTCCGTAAGCTGCTTGCACTTTGCTTTTAGTGACTTTAATGAAAACACGAGACTTTTCCGTTTCTGTGAATTGTACATCGGGGCCGTAGATACCACGATAGTTACGATAGGCTTCAAGCCACCTCTGTTCATCATTATATCGTGCAGTTTCGCTTGAGTTAAACTGATCCATGACGTAAGAGACAATGGTGCCACTTTTAACGTCTACCAGATCATTCTTCTTTGTATCTTCGAGTGCAGCAGACTCGTCAGTGTCAAAGCTATTTTGTGGATCGTTCATACTTTTTCCTTAGTAACCAAAGAGGGAATCGCTAGCTTGAAAGCCGCTACTTGAAGTGGTAGGATCATAGTCCCACAAGCCACTGCGAGGTCTACTCATGCAGCCATAACGAAGAGCATCGTAGCCGTGGTCGTTAGCATTAGTGTCAACGTCTTCTGGATTGTTGCGAGATAGTGGTAGAATAGGCAATTCAGAGATAATGTTAACACAAGTGTTGAAGAACACCAAGCGAGGTTCACCTGTGTACTGATCAACCTGCAAGCGGCGGTGAATCTCGTTCTTACCTGCTACACGAGAGCCTTTGCTTCGATCTGACGGACGCCAGCGGCAACCCTTCATAATCATCTGCTCAGCTAGTGATGGTCCAGTGTCACCCCGTTTATGCCACAACGAAGAGTCGAGCACACCGTAGCGCATGGATTCGTTACGTTCAATTTCGTTAATCATATCTGCCAAGTCAACAGCAGTTACTTTAGACGTGTAAAGTTCCCGATAAACTATGAGTTGCTCATCTGGCGCAATAGCAAACCAAAGAACAGCAGTTTTACTACCATAGCCATAGTCAGCAGCCCTAAAGCGAATCCAATCACGAGGTATGTCAAAAGGCTCAATTACGTGTATCTTCCTGTTAAACTCAGTGAACGCTGCACCATCGCTAATATCCCAATCCCCGTACAGAAGTTGTCTGCGCTGGGCTTCGGGAAGTGACAGCAGCATAGATTCATACTCACCATCAGAAGCCAGATAAGGGTTATCAAATAGCGTTGCAGGAATGAACCTACGCTTATACAAAGCCTTACCTTCTTTGGTGTGACCTTTAGGGAAACGTAGTTCTTCACCCGTTTCAAAGTCAGTGGCAGCGAAGGAAGTATTGTACGGTGCAGGATCAATGAAGCCCTTCTTAACCCAGCCGTGACCGGGACCACCGGGGTTTGACGTACAACGCATATACAAACGCAATGCTGGATCAGATGTACGAAGACGTGATCCCATATAGTTGAATGCGTAAGGTGTAGCCCATTGCGTCAATTCATCGAAGCCAATCCAGTTAAACGCCTGCCCTTGGTAACGCATAACGTCAGTCTCTCTGTCCAGAAAGCTCATCCACAAACGTGCTCCACGAGGTGTAGTCCACTGTTGCTTTCGCTCACTCCAAACAATTCCCGGAATAGCTTTAGGGTACAAATCCTGAGACTTAGTGATAAGCTCTCGCAGTTCCTCTGTGGTGTGACGAACAAGCAACCCAGAGAAGTTAGGGTTATTCATATCCCGCAGAGGGTCAGCAAGCATAGCATAGCTCTTACCCAAGGTAAAGTGTTAGACATAGTACCAATCAGGAAACTGTTTTGACTTAAGCCTATACACGATTAGTTGCCTATACGTGTTTAACTTTCTAGCAGCTTCTCTAACTCCAAAATACTCTACACCTTCAATACTGATACGTTTCTTCGTAGCATCTTGATACTCACTAGCTTTAGCTCTAATCTCAGGATTATTCATTGGATTATTGTCTGTGCTAAAAAGATTAGGATGCTTACTAAGTACTTCTGGATTGTGCATAGGATTATTGTCCCTTAAGACGTTACTGAACGTGCCTCCAACAGATTCGTTGTATAGCATACCAGAGGCTAATGTGTCAAGTGAAACTAACTCAGCTTCTCTTTTTAGCGCCTCTTCTACAGTATTAAAACGCTCATACTCAAATGTAAAAGCATCTTTTCCGTATTTGCGTAAGGCATTTCCAAATGAGTAAGGGCTACTATTGTGCTCCTTCATTCGTCGCTTTACGTTATTAGTTATTCCTATGTACGTCTTTCCAGAAGGTGACGTGGCCTTGTATAGTGTATACATATTTCTACCCTTGGTACTTCAGCTTTCGCTGGCCTTTACTTTACCTTGGACCATATCTTCACCCATTGCTGGGGCTTCGCGCTTCGGGTGTTACCCCTACTCCCTTTCGGGATGGCCTCTGAACCTTCACCTATACGGCGCTTGGATGCTGATTGTCTAACTTCTGTGCTTTTCAAGCATTCACACTTACCGTTTCCAGTTATGTTGTAGCGCACAGTAGAATAAAGAGTTTCCAGCAGTTCACGAAGTTTATTTTGATCTGATTACTCAGAAAAGGTGGCGATAGGAGGAATCTGCTTTACCACCAGCAGCACCACCGAAAAGAACTTGTCTCTCGGAAGCACTCAGAAATTCAGTTTGTGGCCCTTCGTTTGGCTTAAACACAACGTTCTGTGCGTCATATAGATCAAACTTAGCTGCCACAGGAGTAGCAGGAACAGTCACGTTAAAGCGTAGTTTAGCCTCTTTTTCAGCAGCTTTCTTACGCTCTTCAACTTCTTGCTTAGTTGGTCGACCCCTTTTTCGCCCCTGTACGCCTGTGCTCAAGGGTTTCGATTTGTTCGATGATCCTTTGAAGCTTTTTGGCGTAATAGCGTTTAAGGGTAGCGACTGTTTTACGTTTTCGCTCAACTTCAATCCTTCGTTTCAATCCAGTATGCGATATCGTTCTACCGCTTTGCGCTGATAACCAAGCAGCTACATCACGATAACTATACCTCTTTACGTGATCTTTTGCAAGCTCTAAAAGCTCTAGCTCTTTACTAATTGGTATAAGCCACTCCGTATCATTAGCATCAACTTCATAACCAAATGGAATGTGGTTGTTGTATGTTAAGTTAGGAATGCTCTCCCACTCTGAGCGATACTTAGCAGTAGGGTCTTCTGGCAACGGTAGCTGCCAAAAGCCCAAGTCTTCACGTTCTAACCGCTCAATCCTCTTCATCGTCTGCAGCATTCTTAGGTGGCAGAATGAAGATGGCGGAACTACCAAGATCAACTTTCTCAGTTTTAGCAAAGCCAGTGCGATCAAGAATGTCACGAGCAGCAATCATCTTATCACGAAGACCAAGAGTAGTAGGGTCATCTAAAGCCCCTGACATAGAAATAGCAGCTTTGGGAGCAATACGTGCCAAGTAGCTACGTGTAGCCTCAGCAATCTCATCTTTAAGCGTATTCACAATGTATGAGGTACTCGTTGAATCACTGTACCCTGCCATTTGTTTAGCTACAACTACATCGCCATTAGCACCATCAAATAGCACCTCAAGGAAAAGCTGTTGTTGTTCTGTTAGATTACGTGCCATAGTTTATCCAATCGGCCTAAATACTTCTTCTACTGTACACAAAACATCCATATTAGGAGTACCTGTTGCAGTAACTGTTACTAGAATCTTATCTCCCGGCTCCATAACAATAAAGCCATTACTAAGCTGAACATACTCACCCGATACCATGTTTTTGCCACCAAGAATAGCAAAAGTGTCACTATATCGCGTTCTATACCAGCTAATAGATAGAGTAGTGTTGCCGTCCGCATTAGCGGCAAATAGCAAGTGCATGTAAGCGTTACAGTTAGCTGGACATTCGTACAAGGTATACTGCGTACCTGAGACGTTTGCAGACACGTTATACGAAATGAACCGTGTTGTCTTGGCTAGTAGTGTACCTTGTAGTCCTGCCATTTAGCACTTACCTTTTTTCTTAACCATGCCGCCTTTAGCATAGCGACCCGCTTTTCCTGCTTGTGCAATAGTAGGAGTAGCTTTCTTAGTAGGAGCTACTGCATTACTAGGCTTAAAAGTTTCTTCTCGAATAGCGTAACGCCCAAGTCCACGAGGCAGACCTTTAGCTACACGTTCAGCAGGAGTCATTGCATCGTATTCTTCCTTAGTGTAGCCTCCTAGAGCAATAGTATTAGCAACAGTAAATGGTCCGGACAAACGTGGCGACGAATCAGGGTGACGAGGTTGAGGCTTCTTAGTGGCCTTATCAATACCCTGCTTTGCTGTAGCAACCACAGAAGCTGTAGACTTAGGCGCAGTACGACCACCAGTGCCGCCAATAGGAGCAGTGGTAACATCACCCTTGCGATAGCCTTTCATAGCATCCTGAGTAGGCTTAGGAGCCGCTTTGGTAGCTTTGGTAGGGGTAGGTTCCTTAGCTTTCACAGGAGCAGCTTTAGGGGCGTTACGTGCAGCTTTCTCAGCAGCAGAAAAGAAGTGACGATTCTTGTACGCAGTTTTACCGTCTTTAGTCTTTACAGTACGAAACTCGAAGTCTACACCCTCTTTGGGTTCAGCCATGATTATTTACCCTTCTTAGCCATACCACCGCAGGCCATACACGTAGGCTTCTTAACAGCACCACCTTTAGCCATCTTCATAACCTTGCCACACTTGGGACACTCAGCACCTTTAGTGGAGCCGTATTCGCGTTTACGTTCTTTCGGCCCTTCACCTTTTTCATGCTTCATCATTGCAGCTTTAGTTTTGTACTTCTCACCAGTTTTAGATTCTTTGATAGCCATATTTATTTACCTTTTTTGTTTGGTGCAATGGGCTTGGAAGAAGCAGCAAACTTACCTTTTTTAGCATACGTCTTTGCAGACTTGCTACCAGAACGCACTGTCGTATATTCCGTGCCTAGTTTTTCATCTGTAGTGCCAT